CGGTTGTCGTAGAGGAATTTTGGCTTCGCCATGCGCCTATCACGCCAGCGTCAGATGGATGTCCGCGCCGTTCGCGAGAGACTCGTTCCAAAGCGGCACGATCTCCTCTACGAACTTTTTGTAGGTCATCGATTTCTCGGGGTCGATTACGGTGACATCGATGCGCGTGCGCGGCGCGGCGGCCTGCGGTAAGACCGGCGATGCGACAGGGAACTCCGGCGTCCCGCTGGCAGGCGTCACCGGGATCGCATTGCCCCCGCCGATTGACGGCGCCGAGGTGCCCGCTCCGAATTGCGCGCTCCTGATCGCGTTGACCTGCGCAAAGGCCGCGACGCCGTGCAGCGCGGCCATCGCGATGTTCCACGGGAACGGGTACGCCCCGAGGGTCCGGGAAATACCGATATAGGCATTCATAACCGCCGTCCCGATGCCGGCGACCTTGTTCACGTTGAACAGAAAGCGGTTGTGCTGCGCGACCCCGGCGGTAAGGCCGGCGAGCTCGCCCATGACGAACTGCGTCTGCTGACGCGCGGTCATCTGCTCGAAATTGCGGCGCGCGATCGCGCCCTGCGCGGTCGCGTCGCCGAACCTCGCCTGCGCCTGGACCGTCAGCAGGTAGCGCTGCTCCTCGTACAGCTGCTCGCTGATCAGGTCCGTCGCTCGCGCCTGATCAAGCAGGGCGAGTTTTTCGTCGAGATGGAGCTGAAGCAGTTCCTTCTCGGTCATGTTTTGTACTGTGATCGCCTCGACGGCGGCGTTCAGCTGGTCCTGCTGGCGGGCCTGCACGTCGGCGACTTCCTGCTCGAGGGCGAGGTTTATCTCGTTGGAGGCGAGATAGGCGTCGAGCTCGATCTTCGCCTGCTTGCGGAGATCGATTTCGGCGGCGATGGCGAGCGCGGCGTCTTGATTTGCCTGGGTGTAATTGTGCGTGCCGTCGGTAAGCTTCCGCATGACGCGGTCCACGGTCGTCGCCTGCTGATCAAAGCCGGCGAGCTCGTCCTTCAAGGATCGGATGAGGCGCATGCCTTCCTTGTCCTCGTCGCCGAGGAACGCCTTGCCCCTCGCGGCTGCCGCAGCGGCGGCTGGGTCGACGCCGCCCGTCGGTTCATTTTTCGGCATTGCCGCCAGCGCGGCCAGCGTCTCCCTTTGCTTTTCAAGGAAAGCGATCTGCGTCTTGACGATCGCAATATCGTCGGCTGAAAACCAGCGCTGGAGCCACCCCATGCTCGCCAATTCTTCACTCGTCTTGTGAAGGGCAATAAGCTTCTCGTCGATTTTGGCGATCGCCGTCGCCGGGTCCGCGGCCTGGTCCCCGCCGATGGTAAAAAACCTCGCCAGGGCGTCGAGAAAGCCAGAGGAAGCGTCCCGCGCCGCGATCATCTGGTTCGTGAGGCTGAGCAGCGGCCCCAGCATCTTCGCCACCATGCTGTTGACAAGCCCCCCCGTGCCAACCAATTCCTCCCACTTATCGTTCAATTCATCGGCATCGTCCGTCATCTGTTTCGTGGTGCCGGACAGCTCTGTGCCCCTGGCGATGATCTCTCCGATTTTCTTCCCGCCCTCGGAGAGCGCCGGCGCCAGTTCCGCCCACGACTTGCCGAACACGGCCTGCGCGATTGCGTTGCGCTGGTTGATGTCGGGCAGCGTGTTGAATAGATCGGCGAACTGCTTGAGCGCGCCGATATTGTCTTTTGCCGTGATGCCGAGCGCTGCGAACTTCGCCGGGTCCTTGCCCATTTCCACGGACATCTTGTTGATGCCCTTGGCAAGCCCGTCCAGCTCGGTGCCGGTCTGCCTCGCCAGCAGGCGCAGCCCGGCCAGTTCGGTGACGGGGATGTTGGTGGATTTTCCGAGATCCTTGAGCTTGTCGGCCGCGTCGATCGACCCCTTGATCAGCGTCACGAAATAGCCGACGCCGAACCCGATCCCGAGCGCGCCGAGCGCCGACTTCGCGCTGGCGACCGCGCCCTCGATGCTCTTCATCGAAGAGCCGACCATCGATTTCGCCTTGCCCATGTCGTCGGCAAGACGCGCCAGGTTCGCCGCCATCTGAACTTCGAGCGTGCCCGCGATCATAGTTGTGCCAATGCCCTCAACGCTGCTTGCGGACTGCTGCTTTCAGGTTTGAACTCGCCCGGCTGCCACGGCGCGGGGCGCTCGGGTTTCTCGGCCGCATGCAATTCAGCCAGGTATTCATGTGAAAGCCGGCGCATGAAGCGTATCTCCCAAGGCTGGAGCGTGATGCCAGTGTTCGCCTGCCACGACCTCAACTCCCCGTGCGTGATCGGTCCCGGATAGCCGCCCGCCGATAGCGTCGGGCCGACTTCCCACAGATAATCGATGATGTGCCCCGCACTGACCGGCGGCATGTCGGGGCGGTACTGGTCGTCCTTGCGCTCCGCTTTGATTCTCTCGATGCGCGAGAGCCGGGGCGCGCCGGATTTGTCGTGCTTCGGCCTCTCCGGCGTGGCGTGCAGCCAGGCGCTGTGCCTGACGTACAGGCTCAACTCGTCGTAGAGGCCTTCTTGAAAGACGACCAGTCATTCAGCCATTTCCCGAATTGTTCGGCGATGAAGCCGATGCTCGCGTCGGAATAAACAGCCTTGAAGAGATCCTCTCCTTTCAGGCCGTCGTACTCGATATTCGAGCTGAATTCCTTGGTGCAGCCGGCGAGGAATTCCGCCTGCTCGCGGGCCCTTTCCTCCGCGCTCTGGTCGGTCTTGCCCTTGCGCTTGAGTTTGTCGATCAGCCGGTTCTGGTTCGCCGCCTGGGCGCGGGCGTAGGTCTTCGATCCGGGGCCGTATCCGGTGATCGTCATCGGTTTACCATCCTCGCCCAATAGCGGCTCGTCGTTGGCGCCCCGGAGTTCGAGCACGCCGGTCTCCTCGACTGCAAACTTGCGTACGTCCATTGTCTTGTCCTCTCGCGTGAAGATATGCCCGGTGCCCGGCCCGCGCTTCCACGCGAGTGGAAGACAGCGGGACGGGCCCGGTACGGGGTTGCGGGCTTTCTGCCCGATTAGACCGCGGCGACGACGACCGGCGCGCGGCAGATGCCGAGCGTCGCGGTGCGGACCATGGGCGCGCCTTCCTTGCCGCCCGAGAGCGTCCATGCCGCGACGATTATGTCGAGATAATGGATCTCGCCGTCGGGGTAGGTGATCTTGAGGCTGTAGTGATTGGCGGACGCTTCCGCCGCCTTGAGGATCACCTGGCCGGCGTCGGCGGGAATGTCGCCCATCATCATGTCGCCCTGTCCGTAGCGCGGCGCGCCCTTGGTGAACTCGACCGCGCCGGTGATCGGCACGAACTCATTGATCGACCGCTTGCTGCCATAGGGCAGAAAATCCGACACCTTGCCGATCGCGGTATAGGTGATCGTGGTCGCGCCGTAGCCGGATGCATCGTAGGTCGCGGGGAGCGTTGCTGAGACGGCGTAGAGGGCGTCGGTGTGGGAAGCAACCGCTGTGTGCGCAGCGGCGAGCAGCAACCCCGCGCGCTGCAGGTAGATGAACAGAATGCGGTGCAATACTCCAGCCACCGCCGTGACAATCAATGTAATGCGTTTCATGGTCATTCCTTTTCAGGTGGCAAAAAAAGCCGCGCGGGGCGGCCTGATGGTGGTGCTCGATGAAGCGGCTATACGACGTATTTCACGATGAAGTCCCGGCTCTGCGAATAAAGCGCGGTCGCGTCGTCGGACAAATCCGGGCCCTCGACGTCCGGCACGATCGAATCCACCGCAATCCCGTTCACGGTGCCGCGCTGGCTCGGGCACGCCGCCAGCACGAGCTTCAACAGCGCCTTGACGCCGGGCAAGCCCGTCCCGGCCGGCGTGCCCTGCGGTCCCTTGAACAGCACGCTGACCTGCACGCGCTCGGTGTGCAGCTTCGGCGACTCGTTGACCCGGATCGTGTTGAGCGGCACGCTGCTGATCTCGGTCACCGCGATCGCCGGCATGACGGTGTTCAACGGCAAATCCCCAGCCATGATGCGGGTCGCGGGGACTATTTGCAGGATGGAGCTATTCCCCGCCAACAGAGAGCGAATTACTGCGACGCCTGACATTGCCCGGCCTTTTCTCTCAAGAGCAGGCGCTTTCGGCGCTTCCGACTGATCGGTTTACCGGCCAGGCGAGCTGCCCACGCGGCTCGAAGTGCCTCACTCCTTTTGGCCCTCGTCTCCAGTGACTGCGGCCTGCCGACACCATATTTGTGCCCCTTCATAAATGCTGAAACCTGCACTTTTCGCACCCCTGATATCGGAACTCCAAGCGACCTTGTGTTTCCCTTCATTAGTTGTCGAAGGTTTTCTTTTTCTTCGGCTGTGCGACGACTTCCTGCGGCATTTTTGTTTCCCATGCGAGCGGCAGAAAGCTTTTCCCTGGTTTCATCTGACGCACGAACACCCAGCGAGTGTTTATTGCCGGTCATCTGGATGCGTTTTTGTTCTTTGAATGCATCTGTGTGCTTCATTCCATGCTGGCCGATCCCGCCG